GTTGTGTATATTAGTATCGCTTTATCGTTGTATCCTCCCCGCCCCATCCCACAAACCCGTGAGCACAGTTACACATATGGTGTGTAGTTGTGGTTGTGTAGGTGTTTCTTTTTTTATTTTTTTTTTAAGAAAGACACCTACACCACGCCATGTGCGCCCTATGCTCACATACCATGCACAAATGGGGGGGAGGATACACGTATATAACGATACAACGATACAGAAGTTGTTTGAATATCGACTTTATGGATCAGACACCCAGTATTTTGTTACTCGTTTTCGGCCATTAGACCGGCCAGTTTAGCGGCGAATTCCGCTCGTTTTTCGGGCGATAGTCTGTTCGCCCTTTTAATCATATCGTCTACTGAAACTTCCTTAGTTTCCCTTATTCCAATGGGTTTCACTACAATCCGCACTATTGAGCCGAGTTCGGCCAGTTTTTTATTGTATCGGTTTGCATTCTGCCATGTTATACGCCTGGGGCGTAAAGCGAGATCAATTACATCCTCAATGCTGCAATTCGAGAGGTCAAATTCAAGGTCGAACGTTTTGGATTGGGACTTTGCCTCAGCATCGAGTCCAGGGGCGACGCTGGCAGAAATACTTCTGACTACGCCTGTGAGTTTCTCATTTAAGTCCATGATTGACACCTCCACTTAATTTGGTTGATGTAGGTGTCTAACCCACAAAGTCGACATTCAGTATTTTTAGGTTTCGCCCAGTGGCAGCGCGTCCATTTCATCATCCCTCATACGGCTGAGGTCATTCGGCTGCTTACCTACTCCCTATTTTTCACTCATTATACCACAAAAGTGGTGGTTTGTCAAGTCCTCGTTTCATTTGTCCTTTATTTCAAACTCATTATACCACAACTCGAGGGCAATGTCAAGTCCTTGGGTTTGGCCCCCGGCTTGGGTGGTCTACGTAGGGCGCCTAGCGGCGCAGGCTCTTCTCCCAAATTTGCAAGTATCTATAATTGACCATTTTCGTACATATAGCTATGTTCAAAATCCTACCCATAGCGCGAAACGCGCTAATAATACCTATGTTCAAAATCCCAAACATAGGTACTGCCTTAAACTGTAAGATACTACTAATACTGGTAGAAAATATAGATATGACCACAACCAAATGTGCATTCCACCTTCAGAAATCATAGGGTTAAGTTATAGGATGTGTCAATTATTTCGTTGCAAACTATGTAGAAACATGATATGATGTATAATGAAAACTGAAGGAACACTTATTGAAATAACCTGGCAGGACGCTTGGAGTAATGATGAAGGCTGGGAGGATTGTGCCCTAGCAGATTTGTGTGCAACTTCTGCAATTAACAAGACTGTGGGGTATGTAGTACATGAAAGCAAAAGGCAGATTGTTTTAGCACAGTCGGTGCATGCTGAGGGTGAACGGTTTTGTACTTTGACAGGAATCCCAGTAGGTTGTATTCTTAAAATACGGAAGATTAAACGTGGATAAGCGGTTCAATATCGAGGGCAGGAAATATCAGATTCAGAAGTTGTGGGATATTCATCATGAGATCCTTCGTCTCCTTTTGCTAGGATGGCAGCCAGTTAAGATTGCAGAGACACTTGGTGTTACTCCTGTGATGGTTTCTTACACTGCCAACTCTGAACTTGTCAAGCGCAGGCTGGAAGTGATGAGAGGGGCAAGGGATGCAGAAGCCCTTGATTTAGCAGTGGAGATCAAACGCTTCGCACCTGAAGCTTTTCAAATGCTTCAGAAGATTATGAGAGAATCTGACTCTGAGAAGAATCAGATAGTAATAGCAATGGATGCTATGGATCGTGCTGGGTATGCACCGCCTAAGGTTATTGAGGGCAGATTCCTGCACGCGCATTTCACTACTGAAGAAATTGAAGATATGAAACGAAGAGCTAAGGAGTCTGGCCAGGTAGTTGAAGGGGAACTGGCAGAATCTAATTTATAAGTGGAGGTAGGTATGCAAGGCGGAAAGAAAGTTTTAGTCAAATTGGGTCAGTTGGATAGGGCATTTATTATCCTGAGACAGTTGGTTGGGGAGAAACTCCCTTTCAAAGCTTCATATTGGCTACGAAGAGATATTGACACAGTCGGTAAAGTCTATCAGCCATTCGTCGAAGCAAAACAAGGTCTTTTTAAGACCTATGCAGAACACGACGAAGCTGGTAATATTATAATGGCTCCTGATGGAATGAGTGTTAAGTTAGTTGAAGAGACGATGGAAACCTTCTGGAAGGAGTATAAAGAACTAGCAGAGAAAGAGGTTGAGGTCGAAATCTATCCGCTGAAGTTAGAGTGGTTTGACAAAGTCGAAAGCACAGTTGAAGAAATTGTTGCAATCGGCTTTCTAATTGAAGAAGAGATGGAGGCCTTAGGTGTCTAATTTTGGAAAGGCTCTCCACGAGCATTACGGTGGTAAAATTAGTGATGCTCTTTTACGAGTTGGGGAGCTTTTGATAGTCGCAGCTATTGTGGGCGCAGTGACTCTATATAGTGGATCTGCAAAGTTGGATGGGATAGTTGGTAGGGTGTGCGTTCAGTTAGATACTATCGAGAAGAAGATAGATACTCACATTCAAAACTACAGTATCCATGTCCCTCACGCACCTCACGATAAGAGTGAGAAAGGTCTACGATAGTGGGCGACTTAAGTTACAATTTTTCAAGATCTGAATTTGCTTGTAAGTGTGGTTGTGGGTTGGATAGGATTGATCGAGATCTGGTTGATAATCTGCAGCAGGCAAGGCAGGCAATAGGAATTCCACTTCCTATCAACTGTGGTTGTCGTTGTGAAGCACATAATAAGTCGGTCGGAGGGAAGGTTAATTCTGCACACCTTCCCTTCGCTGACGACTATTTGTGTCATGCTGCAGATTTAGAGTGTAGTAATTCACATGAGATGTTTATTATGTTATCTGACTTGATTCGTCGATTTAGACGAGTTGAATTGGGAAAGACGAGTAAGGGGAAGATGTGGATTCACGTTGATAATAGACGTGATCTGCCGCAGGAAGTTATTATTTTAGAGGTGAGGGAGGAGTAAATGCCAGGATTAGATCCGATTACAGCTGGGATGAATCTACTTGGTGGAGTTATCGATAAGATATGGCCAGATAAGAATGAAGCCGAAAAAGCTAAGACACGATTAGCAGAGTTGGCTGCAGCTGGAGATCAGCAGGTAATAGGTCTTTTAAAGGGTCAGCAGGCGATCAATCTAGAAGAGGCTAAAAGTCAGTTTTGGTGGGTTGCAGGTTGGCGTCCTTATATCGGTTGGATCTGTGGATCAGCGTTGGGTTATCATTATATGCTTCAACCCTTCCTAGCATTTATTTTAGGCACATTTCATGTGACTGTTATTTTACCTGCCTTAGATATGGGCGAACTTATGACTTTATTACTTGGGATGCTAGGTCTGGCAGGGATGAGAAGCTACGACAAAAAGCAGGTTAATGGTGGACGATAAGACTGATATCAGATCACCTGAGATTCAGAAGATCCTCCTTGACTGCATTGGTAGTACAAGGGTAACTGCGAGAGTAATGTTTCCAAATCGCTTCACTCGTACATTTAGTAAGGATCATGAAAAGATCTTCAAAGTGCTGGATGATCCAAGTTTGCAGCAGGTAGTAATTGCTGCCCCTCGTGGATACGGCAAAACCAGTCTTGGCATGGCTTATGAGGCTGGCAAGATTGTATTCCGCGAGAAAAAGTTTATTGTCCCGGTCAGCTGCACGGCATCGCAGGCCGTCTTACAAGGTGAGAATTTAAAGCGGGAGCTACTGTCAAATACGACTATAGCTAGATTGTTCGGCCCTATGAAAAGTTCCTCATTTAGTCAGGATCAGTGGATCACTGAGACTGGCACTATGGTTATGCCGAGAGGCAGTGGACAACAGATTCGTGGTCTTCTCTTTGGTGATTTTAGACCTGATTTAATTTTTGGAGATGACATTGAAGATAGTGAGAGTGTGAAGAGTGAAGAGCAAAGGACGAAGTTAAAAGAGTGGTTCTTTGCCGATGTCATGAATAGTGTTGATAGATCGAAGAAGGATTGGAAGATCGTTGTTGTAGGAACTCTACTACATGAAGATTCGCTACTCGCGAATTTGTTAGAAGACCCAAACTGGCATCCAGTCCTTCTTGAACTATTTGATGATAACTATAAATCAAACTGGCCAGAGTTTATGGATGATGACTCTATTCGAAAGTTGGTAGAGACCTATAGAAAGCAGAAGATGCTTGGTACTCTCTTTAGAGAATATAGGAATTTGCCGGTTGCTAAAGAAGATGCAAAGTTCAAAGCGGAATACTTTAAGTATTATAGTCAAGATGATTTGAAGAATGTTCAGGAGACGGTAGTTATAATGGATCCTGCAAAAACTACTAAGTCAACAAGTGATGAAAGTGCGGCGGTAGGAGTTGGATTAGATTTGGCAGGAAATAAAATCCTCGTCCTGGATATAGATGCTGGCAATTACCACCCAGACGAGTTTATTACACACTCTCTAAATATGTGCGTGAAGTTGAAGGCAAGAGTTCTCGGATACGAAGAAACATCACTGCATGAATTTATTAGTTATCCTCTTGAGAATGCAATGAAGAAGAGGGGATTAAATTTGGAGTTGGTTCCACTGTCTGCGAGGGCAAGTAAGGAAGAGCGTGTTTCGGGTTTACTTCCTTTTTATCGGCAAGGTGAGATTTATCATAATGCAACTGCCTGTGGTGGACTAGAAGCGCAGTTGATGTCTTATCCGAGAAGTAAGAGATGGGACTGTATGGATGCTCTTGCGTATATTGTTCCACTACTGGAGAAGGGTGAGAGATATTTTTTTGCAAAGGATGAAAAGGCAACTGAGAAGGAATTTGCCTCAATAGAGAATAAGGAAGAAGATTATGAAGTTCCGCCTGATGATGAGCCTTTTGAAGGCTGGCGCAATGCTTAATAACTATGTTTAATGTTTTGAACAAAGGTGAATGAAAATGCCAGAAGTAATGACTAAAGTAGATGGATATAAAGTGAAGGGGCCTCATGGAGTGCATATGAAACACGGAACGAAGGCAAATGCTCAGGCTCAGATGAATCTACTAAATGCGGTAGAACATGGATGGAAGCCTACTGGAAAGCCGGCGAAGCATCATTCTCCTCCAACTAATCCAAAATTCGATAATCCTGACAAATACTAAGATGAGTCCTGAAAAAACAGAAGCGTTATTTAAATCATTTCCTGGCTTGTATGCTGGCTATAATTTGCCGCCGACTCAGACACTAATGTGTTTCGGCTTTGAGTGCGACGATGGCTGGTTTGATCTCTTATGGAGACTCTCTAAAAATCTTAGTGAAGAGCATGTTGTTGCTGTGCAAGTAAAGGAAAAGTATGGAACGCTTCGATTTTATATAGGAGTAGGCTCTGATACAGCGTTTGATATAGTTGATACAGCTGAGGCAGAGTCAGCTTGCATCTGCGAGAAGTGTGGAGATGCAGGAGAAATGAGAACAAGAGGTATATGGTTGAAAGTATTATGTGAAGGCTGTAATAATATCTGGCAGAAATATTAGAGGTGACAAATGGCTCTTATTGGTGAGACATATCAAAATGATGCACTAGCTGCAACGGCAGTTTTGGTGAAGACTGGGAAAACTAAGATAAAAGGGTATCATATCTATAATCCTGGAAATGCAGCAGCTTATATTCAGTTTTTTGATGCAGCAGCTGCAAGTGATGTAAATGTCGGAACTACAGTTCATAAAGCTGCAATAGGAATTCCTACAGTTGCTCAGACCTTCCGCGGGCTCTGTAATATGAAGTTTACCTTAGGATTAGTGATTGCCTGTACGTCTGGAGTTGCTACCAATGGTGCTCCAAATGCAGCTAATATAGTAACAATAGAGATAAGTTAAAATGCCTACTGACGAAGAGAAATTAATTGAGGCGGAAATAAAAAGACGGGAGCGGTTTAGCACTTTTTCAAAAGGTACAAACACTGGTAAAGTGAATGAACCTGCTCCTAATCCAGAAGCAGATGCTGGTGCACCCAAAGCTGGCTGGCGTAAAGCTCTTGAAAATGCTGGTAAGGCACTTAAAGGACAATAAAAGAAGTGGCTGAGCGCGAACTGTGGTATGGGCAACTTGGACCTATACTATATGATGATGCATACGCAGGTGAGTACTCTATCGCTGAGGGAAAGTGGATATACTGGTATCCTGCACCTTATACTACTTATCCACTTAGGGCAGCCTTATTTTCACAAGCATACTGCACAGATGTTCCAGTAGATGATATTGAACTTATTAGGCGAATGGATGTAGATGGTACTGCCAATACAGTATTGAAGGCGGATGCCACTACTAAGTTGCCTGTTGATTCTGCTATTGTGGAGAATGGAACTAATGTTGTTGTAGCTGAGAGAAATATTATTCCAAGTGTAACACAAAGTAAAACTCTTGGGACAGCTTTATTAGCGTGGTTAGAGGCACATGTAGGTGAGATTCAACTAGTTCCAAAGGCAGCCTCAACTGGCCCTGAAGGGACTATGTTTTATGCCTCAGATGACGATCATGTTTATGTAGCAACAGAATAAGGAGAGATTATGAAGTTGACAATCTGGTTAAAGGGAGAAAAGACTACACTTTATATTGGAGGAGACCCAGAAAAGGGGCAGGCTCCAGTAGTGACTGCTGAGTTGGAAGATCCTCAAATTTTGATTGAGCCTGGCAAACATACTATAATAATTAAAGAAACGAAGTAAAGGGGGGGATTAAAGTGGCTGTAATATGGAAAAAACTAGCATATGAAATAGATGTAATTAAGTTGTCAGTAATGACGGAGATAGGCGACATCATTTATTGTTCTGCTCTTGGTCCTCCAGTTGTTGCTTCTCCTCTAGTTCATGGAAATGCTGCAGATGTTCTAACTTCTCAGGGTAATGGTGCAGGTCCTGTTTGGAGTGTTCCTGCAGCTCCTGCAGCTCACACACTGAATTCACATACTGCGGCTAATGGGGCAGTTGACTTCAATCTTCAACAGGCTACTGATCTTGTTGTGATGAAGGTAGCTGCAGAAGCTAATCTTCCTGTTGGTGGCATAGGTGGGGAAGAAGTTGGTCAGCTTTGCTTTGCAATTTCACAGTTAACTTTGCATGTTTGTACAGTAGATGCATAAGATGAGAGATATACCGCAGCAGACTTGGGAAATCATGGCGGAGTTTAGTAATACCATTACTGAACTAATCGATCAGGTAGAACTGACTCCGCCAGAAATTATCACTGTGCTGGAGATGATTTCAGCAAGGCTGAAACAACTTTTGGAAGCGAAGAAGGCAGAGAGGTAGTGAATAATGGCAGTTACTTGGAAGAAGATTGCATATGAAACCTCAGTTATAGTAAAGTCATTACTGACTGAGCAGGGAGATATTATATATGCGAGTGGTGTAGCTACTCCTGCTGCATTAGCACATGGCAATGCTGGACAGGTTCTGCAATCTGGTGGACATGAAGCTAATCCGAGTTGGGTAGCAGCGGGGGGACATGATGCTGTAACTTTGGCTGTTTCTGCCGACGTGCTTCTTGGACTTTCGACTCAGGCATTGAGTCTGGACACCCAATCACCCAACCTTCTCTTTGCTGGCCCAGTTTCCGGTGCGGTTTTGGCTCCGACCTTTAGGGCAATGGTTGCAGCGGACTTAGGAACGAGTCTTAGTCCAACATTCGATCAGGGCAACTTCACAACTCTCCACACCACCACTATTCTCGCGGATCACATCGGAGAACATGTTGGAGCGCATACAGTAGTTTTCGATAATACCGTCACCCTGCCAGCATCTACCATCGTTCCAGACGCAGGCACAATCGGTCTTGGATCTGGCAAGGGATTGATTCAATTTGATGATGAGACTACGGATTTTATTAGTTTTAGTAATTGCAACGTGGGCATTGGAACGACTGCGCCGGCTCAAAAATTGGATGTAGTTGGTAGTGCTAGTTTTTCAACTTCTATTTTTACACCGATCGTTTATCTCAGTTCAGTTGGAGATTTGAATCATGCGTTTAAAAAGGCAGATGATAATTTTAATGGGTCAACCAACGGACAGCAGATAAGATTCTGGGAATACCAGAATTTCTATTCATCCCAAAGTAGTCTGAGCGTGCTACATTTACAATGTAACGGCAACGTGGGCATTGGAACGACTGCGCCGGCCTCATCATTGGAAGTTAAGGGCACGGGCATAACCTTGGGCGGCGTCACCCGCACCACATGGCCCGAGGGTTCGGGCACCGGATTCGGCCACGACGCCGGCACCTACGCCTACTACACCGGTGGCAACGTCGGCATCGGGACGGCGGCGCCGGCGGCGAAGTTGGACATTCTTGGAGCTGTTTCGGCAACTCCTATTACTAATGGAATTGTCAGAATAGTAGGAACGGGCGATAATCCCGCTACTGGTTCAGGGGGCGGGCTTTTGTTTGCTCAACAAGATAGCGGAGGAAGTTATACAAATTATGCAAGCATAACAGGGTGTAGGGTAAATCACGATGCGGATAACTACGTTAATTGGAACTTTAATATAATTCCTTGGGGAGGAACAGCAGTTACCGTAATGACTTTAACATACAACGGCAACGTCGGCATCGGCTCTTACGGTTTGACAAGTTCCGATTCCGGCGGTTTCAGTTTCAGGGCAAATAATGGCGCCGTAGCGGCAAGCACGCTTTGGTTTGATACAAATTCTAATCATAGAATGATGATTGATTATAGCGGCAACATCGGCATCGGAATGACTCCAACGGTTCAATTTGAGTTGTCGGGTAGTGTTGGGCAGAAAGCCTCTGGAAGTACGTGGTCAAACCCATCTGATAGTCGGCTCAAGAAGGATATAGAACTTGCTGATCTTGATCGTTGTTATGAGATAGTCAAAAATCTTCCTCTTAAACGATATACGTTGAGAGACGATGTTTTCAGTCCTGAACAGGCAAATGACAGGAATAAACTGGGCTGGGTAGCAGAAGATGTAAGGCCGTTTTTCGCGAAAGCTACTCCGGTAGTTCCTTTTATTCTTCCAACGGGAGAAGTGATTAAGGATTGCTTGACTCTTGATGTAGATCAAATATTTGCTGCAATGTACGGTGCACTCCAAAAGTGTATGATGCAGATTGAGGAACTTCAGCATAAAAACAAAGAGGGGGATTTATGATCTTTGATACTGAAAAACAAAAGAAAATAATTTTAGAACTCCTGGATTCCATGACGATTCCAGGGAAGGCTCTGGACGAACTCTATAAATTTAAACAAGAAGTTTTGATGGGCACCATCGCCCAACCGAAAGAAGAACCACCGAAATAGAAATAAGGAATTGAGCCACGGACGAAAACAACGGACTAATATTATTAACTATGTTTAACAATTTGAACAAAGGTAGGATTTAAAATGCCAGTTAATTTACCAGTTCCTTCTCAAACAGATTATGCAGCTATTGATGCACGATCTGGAAGTATTGCATATACTTATCCAAAGATTGATAAGGGTGTTGAACTTGATCTGCGCCCTGGTTCTGAATTGCATGAAAGGATTAAAAATGCAGTAATCAGGCGGGCGCAGGATAGCTATAATATCATGAAGCGCAAACATGCTGATTGGAACTTGGTTGATCAGACACTTACGGCATATATTCCACTTGATGAAAAAGAGAAAGCTTTAAAGGCAAGAGATCCGAGAAAGCCCGTTTCTATCGTAGTCCCCTACACTTACGCCACGATGGAGACACTCCTCACCTACCTCGTAACGGCTTTCTTGGATCTCCCTATGTTTAGGTATGAAGGTGTAACGAGTGATGACACTATTGGGGCAATTATGCTCGAAAAAGTTATTGAGCTACAGACTATCAAGAATAAAGTTGGACTAGCGTTGCATACACAGTTTAGAGATGGATTAGCATATGGATTTGGGGCAGTCTGTCCTATTTGGGGTGAGCAGTGGGGGTATAAAACTGAGCGATTGCCAGATGGAACTAAGGCAAGGACAAGGAAGAGATTATTTGAAGGTAATCGTCTTGAGAATATTGATCCCTATCTTTATCTACCAGATGTAACTGTACCAATTCATAAGGTGCAGGAGGGTGAGTTTGTTGGCTATATTGATCGCACTAATTATATGTCCCTCCTCGAATTGGAAGCTCAAAACTCCAACGACTTTTTTAATGTACGATATCTAAAGGGAGTTGATGGAACTAGTTCCTGGTTTGGGACTGAGCAATCTGCGAGAGATAAGAAACAGAATATCAGCACAAGAACTTTGGATATTCATTCGTCTACGAATCCAGTTGATGTTGTCTGGATGTATATGAAACTTGTTCCTAATGATCCTGACTGGCAGTTAGGGGATTCAGAGATTCCTGAAAAGTGGCTATTTGGAGTTGGCGCTGATCAGATTGTTATTTATGCCAAGCAACTTGGTTTAGACCATGATCTATTTCCAACTTGTATCTTTGCCCCTGATTTTGATGGATATTCAGTTGCACCTATTGGCCGGATGGAGTTGATTTATGGGATGCAGAATGTTCTTGACTTCCTATTTTCAAGTCACGTGACTAACATTCGTAAGGCTATCAATGATATGTTGATAGTTGATCCCTTCCTCATTAATATGGAAGATTTGAAAGACCCAGAGCCTGGCAAACTTATTAGAATGAGACGTGCTGCCTGGGGTCGAGGTGTGAAAGATGCAGTTGCACAGTTGAATGTAAACGATATAACAAGGAGTCATATCAGCCAGGACGCTCCACATGTAATAGATTTGATGCAGCGAACTTCGGCTGCAGTTGATAGTTTGATGGGAATTATGCGGTCAAGTGGTGAGCGGCGAAGTGCAACTGAAGCAAGGGATTCGAGGATGTCTGCATTGTCACGACTGGCAAAGACTGCGAGAATTTGCAGTATGATGAATATGTATGATCTAGCATATATGTTTGCCAGTCATACACAGCAGTTGATGACTATGCCCACTTATGTCAGTACAATGGGTAGGTATCAACAGGAGTTGACAGAAGAATATGGGCAGACAGATAGGGGTATGAAAGTCGATCCTACAATGATAGATATCAATTATGATACTGTCATCCATGATGGAAGTGTTGATGTAGGTGAGAGAACAGAATCATGGACTACTCTATTTCAGATTTTAGCGACTCAGCCAGCTGTAGGAGCTGGATTTGATATGGTTAGAGTTTTTAAGCATTTAGCGAGAATGATGGGTGCTAAGAATGTTAATGACTTCGTCAGAAAAGGCGGAGGCGCTAATGTTCAAATGATGCAGACTCAGCAAGTTTTAAATCAAGTAAAACAGGGGAACCTTGTTCCAGTTGGGCAAGGGATGGGAGGACAGGGTGGCACTCAAGTCGAGTAAGGCTGGGCTAGAAGAATTTTTAAGATCAAGTGTATGGGCTGATCTCAAAGACATCATTAGTGAGAGGATTGCTCTGAATACAGAAGAGTTAGAGTATGAGAGTCCAAATGAAGACGTCTGGATTGATATAAGGCGTGTGGCTTCTACAAGGGCCAAACTAGGGGAATTACGGTACTTAAAAGAGCTTCCAAAGTTTCTTTTAGACCGCTATGAAGAATTATCTACGATAGAAGAGGGAGAGGAAGATGGCAGATAAAGATGGAAGTGATAGTGTAGTTGTTAGTCAGGTTGATCAGATTGGGGAAATCTTCAGTGATTATGCTCCTGTGGCAGCGGAACCAGCGAAAGTAGAACCTGTTGTAGCTGACCCTGTTAAGCCTGCTGAGCCAGCTAAACCAGCAGAGCCAGTTAAGCCAGTTGAACCTGCAGTGGTAGAGCCTGTTAAAGATGAGAAAGATGTAGCGATTGCAACTTTGACAGATCAGGTTAAGACTCTCATTGATCAGGTGAAGGCATTATCAGCAGCGAAACCTGCTGAACCAGTGAAGCCTGCAGAGCCTGCAAAACCTGCTGATACAGCTTTTAGTTTAGGCTTTTTTAAAGACAGGGCAGAGTATGAAGCTGCTTTTGAGAAGCCTGAGGTTATGGCAGAAGTAATGGGGCGCGTAAGTACACATGCAGTACAGACAATTTTAAAGACGCTGCCGCAGGTTATCAATAACACTATAAAAGCGCAGATGGAAGTTCAGACACTAGCCAGTGCCTTTTATAAAGACAATGATGATCTGAAAGACAATAAAGAGTTTGTTGGCTATGTATCTAATGATCTGAGTGGAAAGAATCCTGACTGGACGTTGGCAAAGTTGTTTGAAGAGCTTCCAAAAGAAGTTAGGAGAAGGATTGGGTTGAAAGAGGCAGTAGTGCAGCCTGCTAAGGGGCCTGCACAACCGCCTAAAAAAGGTGGAGCGCGAACTCCACAAGAACCAGCGCCTGTTGAAACTGCGTTGGAGAAAGAAATCGCGGATTTAATTTAGTTTTGCCGACGCTGTTAAGGCGGTTCGGCTATCTTATGGAGGAGTTATGAGTAACGCGAGTTTGGATAGAAAGATTTATAGCCTTTTTAAGAAAGGTGTGTATAATGGCAACCTAGAGGTACTCGGCGTTCTTACTGCAACGAGTACAGCCCTCATCCTAGCTACAAACAGTGTGTTCGTTGGAGTAGCTGGTATTGCAACTGCACTCGCTATTCCTGCAAGTAGAGTACTTGGCAGACTTTCTTCTGGAGCTGTTGCGGCTATACAGATTACAAATGCTGAGATTGATGCAGCGGCTGCTATTGCATTGACGAAGATGAATTGGCTACCTGGTATAGTGATGGGCGCTGTTACTGGAGTTGGTCTAAGTATGGCTCCTATTGCTGCAGCTGCTGGTCTTAAAATTCACACTCATGCTGCAACTGGTGCGGTGTATGATTACGCCAACGAGTTCAAGGGTGAATCTGTAAAGACATCTGGGTTCTATGATGGTCTTGCTCTTGACTATAAGTTAGATGGGTCTGGAACAAGTATTTTGCGCGCGATTCGTGCAACTATTCAGTTAAACTCAGGAAAGTCAATGACTGGAACTGACTATGCAACTCAGAGTATGCTTGCTGCTGGAGTATTTTCTGCTAGCGTGAGCGGCACTATAAATGGTGCTGGTGTTACTGTTGCTGGAGTTCTTGGGCAGATTAGCTCTAATGATCTTGGCACATTGACCACCTGTAAGTATATGGCTGCAGTCTGGGCTGACTGGGCAAGTCATGTTGAGTTAGGCACTGGAATTTCTGCAATAATTCTTGCTACAGTTGGTGAAGGTGTTGGTGCAGCGATTGTAGATTACGGAATCTATATGGCAACTTCGACTCACTGCACTACTGGTATTGCATTATCTGGTACCTATACTGATGGTATTGATCTCTCAGGTGCAACTCTAACTGAAGGTTCAGATAATGCCCTGTTCGGTATTGGTAGTTATAGTACTGCTAAAGTTGTAGCACTAACAACTACTGGGTTTTATACACCCTTCCAGATAAATTTGTTATCTTCAACAAATCCGTCTGGTGGTGAGACGATCATGGCCGGTGCCTATATTAAAGTAGCAACTGGCACGATTGATCAGGCAGCTATGAACTCTGTAGCATTGAACCTGAGAAATACGATTGGAAAGAGTCAGGTTTCAGCATATGGACTTCAAAGTCATATGACCTTTGTTACAGTTGCCGAAATTGATGGTGCTGGAACAGCAGCAGCAGTTTCAGGTAAGATAACTCTTGGTCATGCAAATACTTCAGGGGTGATTGCAGTTGGATATTTCACTCTTGATGGAGGATATGGGCCAGCAGTTGCTCACGGTGTATGGATAGATATAGTTGGTTCAGGTACTATTGCCACCAACGGCCTTGTGATAGCTGGAACAGGTGCTATGAATAAAGGTATCAATCTATCTGGGGCAAACATGGTTGAGGGCACTGATAATGCCTTGTTCTGTATTGGAAGTTACAGTAGTGCAAAGAGTGTAACTCTACTTACAGACGCTTTCTTCGTTCCATTTCATATCAATCTACTGTCTGCAGCTAATCCTATTAGTGAGACAATTATGAGTGGAACGTATATTAAGACAGCCACTACTGGTAATCAGGCTAACATGAATCTTGTTGGCGAAGTACTTAGAGTTACAGTTGGTGGGAATGTTGCTCAAGCATATGGTGTTCAGTGTCACTTAACTGTAGCTGGTGCATGTGTTGCTGGAACTAACGCAAACGTATGCGCTGGTAGTTTTAAAACAGTTGTTAATGCAGCTATGACAGCAACAGTCAACGTTCTGCTACTGACATATGAAGGCTCAGGTGCAGTATCAGGTGAGAGAAACATGATAACTATAGATCCTACAACCGCAGTTAAAAATGGTATTATGGTCTATAGTACAGCTAATTTGACAAATCTGTTTGAGTTTGCTGCTAATGCAGGCTGTGCAGCTGGAGCATCAAAGGCTACACAGTCAGCTGCGAGTGCAGGCTCAATTAAGATAGTAATAGGTGGAACTGACTACTATATCCCCTATTTCGCCTAGAAATTAGTTGAGGAGGTAATTATGGCCCTTTATGAGATTACAGTGCATAAAAATCCTGCGACATATGCCACTGTCTGGAAAGATAAAAACACAGCCAAAGCAGCCTATGACTATGGAGTTGATCAAGGAACTGAAATCTTTGGTGAAGTCCCTTATAGTGTTGTAATTAAAGAAGAGAAACCTGTTGTGTAGCTTTGTTTAAAATTTTAAACAAAGGTAATTCATAAGAGAGTGCCTCGCCTCTGGGCTATTCAGGGGCATATCAAAAAGAGGGAGATTTAAAATGGCTGATTCTTTTTTGGGAACTAGGGGAACTGGTTCCTGGGCAACCGATCAGAGACCTAAATCATGGAGAGAACTGATCCTTTTCCTGTATCCTAATGGGATGGTGCCCTTGACAGCATTGCTGTCTAAAATGAAAAATGAGAAAGTAAACGATCCTCAGTTCTACTGGTGGACGAAGAAGTTACCGGAACAGGCTGGGGCAGTTACCAATGTTCAGACTGGTAGTTATGGTGGCACTGAGTATGTTAGCACCTATATTAATCATGCTGTAGGTGCTGTTGCAGGTACTGTAGTTTATGTTCAAATGGCAGCTGCAACGATTGCTGAGTTTAGAGTTGGACATCAGATTCTTTTGAGATACTCTGGTGATTCGTATATGACTGTGAATGGGCAGATTACAGCTCGAACTGTGAATGGTGGCTCTTCATATCTAACTGTCAAACTGTTGGAAGATGACGATAACAGTTTTGATATTCGCGGTGCTGCTTCCACTAACTTAGAACAGTGCGACCGCGCAATGGTTGCTGGTAACATCAATGCGGAAGGTGCAGCTATGCCCACCGCTTTGAATTACAATCCTGTGAAGTATTACAACTTCACTCAGATCTTCAGAACCCCCTTAAGTATCACCCGTACTGCTCGCGAAACAAGACTTCGTACTGGCGACGCTTACAAAGAGATGAAGAGAGAGGCACTGGAACTACACGGCATTGAGATGGAAAAAGCGTTCCTGTTTGGGATTCCATCTGAAACTAATGGTACTGACACTGATGGCACGAAGCCTACGAGAACGACTCAGGGCTTAATTAGCTTTGTTAGGGACAACGTAGTCGCTAACTATAACGACTATCGCCTAAACACTACCTACACTGGTAAAGACTGGGATGAGGCTGGCGGTGGCGAAACTTGGTTGGACGCCTTCTTAGAGTTAGTTTTCAGATACGGCTCTGCTGAAAAACTGGCCCTTTGTGGCTCCGGTGCACTCCTTGGCCTAAATCAACTGGCACGGAGTGGTGGTCATATTAACCTGCAACCTCGTGAGACGGTCTATGGAATTAAAGTTACTGAGTGGGTCACGCCCTTTGGTAGCATTTATCTGAAGACCCATCCTCTGATGAGCCAGGAAGTAACCACTCGTAATGCGGTAGTTCTCTGTGAACCCAAGAACCTAGTTTATAGGTTTATCACTGACACCACTTTCTACGGTGAAGGTGAGGCGAAGCAGGCAGGTCCTGGAACCAACTCTTCAAGAGCTGACGCGACTAACGAAGAGTTCTTGACCGAGTGCGGTCTTGAATTGTGGCATCCTGATACCTTCATGGTACTGGATGGTGTTGGCAAAGACAACGACTTGTCGTAAGCTGTTGTCGTAAGTATATAGCTCCCCTCTGTCTTCCTTCTGAGGGTGGAGGGGATTTTATCTATGATTAAATATTTGAACAAAGGGTGGTGAATGAAATGTCTCAGTTTTCACTAGTAAAAGCTAAATTCATTGAAATCACTGGCAGGGCTGACTTAGCTGATCCTGCAGCGGCGTTTGATGCTGGCTTTTTCATCAATGAAGGACAGAAATATTTAGATAGATTATTTAGTAAAGGGAAGGGTGAAGCTAGGCATTTCGTGAATCTAACTGCGGGACAAGTTATCGTCCCACTGGCGAATGTTAGAGCATTTAAGGAAGTCTGGCTTTATGATGCTGATTATCGTTATAAGCTGAATACTGAGACCGCTGCCGATTTGAGAGCAGCTTATGATAAGCCGACTGCGAGTCTAACAGCGGGGCCGCCTGAGTACTATGCACCTATTGTAATTAGGCCATACCCTAAAGATCTATCTGCATCTGGGTTGAATCAGGCATGGGCAGTTGAAGATATGAAGCTGACCAGTCACGAAACTTATAATGCTATTTTACTGAGGCCCCCTATTGATGCCTCTGGAAAGTATACACTTGAAGTACATGGACTATTCTATACTGATGCTTTATCTGCTGATGCCGATAAGTCATACTGGACTGAAACTAATGAACTTCTTTTAATTTTTGCAGCTGCCTTCATGATGGAGCTTTCATATAGGAATAGTGAGGGGGCAAAGGATTGGAAGGCATCTATTACAGAAATAACTGATGGCCTTGATAAGGATATTGTCGAGGAAGAAATAACTGGGATTACCAGTATGGAGCTGAAAACATGGGGACAGATATCATAAGAGGTAATACTAACGAAGAGAAGTTTGCAAGTGCAAATCAGGCGTTAAAGCAGCTCGAACGTAGGATTGCTGCCAGAAGTATTGTGGCTCCACTGACTCCTATAGTGATTGTGGGGTACTGTGATAAGGATGATAATGGAGTTATTATTCGCAGTATGCTTCCAGTGTCAGGCTTTGTTACAAAGGTCTCTTTGTTTATTGAGAAGTTGGAAGATGAGGAGTTTCTCAAAAAGAATACTCTAGAATTTTATATAGAGTCTCGGCAAATAGATGGAACTGTTATAAGCAAAAAGTTCATGTCGAAGAAACTAGATATTACTACCTTTAGCAACTTCAAGATCGCTGTTGATAGTCGGATAACTGTCTCTATTAACACAAAAGCTTCTGGAATATATTGGGGCCTTGTTTTAGAACCTGAGATGCCTATCAAGAGAAAAGTTGATGTTTCTGACATTGAGCTTTTATCACCTGTTGAGCGAGAGATGATTGAGGAATAAGATGAGAGAGTTTGCACAGACATTATCTGATTTCACCAAGGGTCTTCGTCCAGATACAAATACACCTCGCAACTCTGGATATGCAACTGAACTGTATAATTCAAGGTGTGGAGTGGCTGGCCTGGAGGTGCCGCCTCTTATAGCATATCCTATTAGCGGATCACCTGCAGTAAGCTGGCCACTCCCCCAACTTATTAAAATTCACGATCTGGCACTTACCGATACAGGTCTATATTTCTCAAGATATGCAGCTGGAACCCTTACAATTAGTAAGGTAAATAGTGATTATAGTTTGACATCTGTCTTTACGAAAGCTAGTATAAACCAAAGATTTACCATAGCTGATTTTGGATACTATCAAATATGGGCAGCACCTGGCCTTGTGATCAAAAGGCAAGTCAAGGATGATCTAAGTGGATATGAGTGGACAGAAATTTTGGTAAATGGAAGTGCTCCGCCAGTAAACTGTGTATGTAATTTCAGGGGGCAGTTGATAGCTGGATTATATACGCCTGCTGCTGATGTAGTTGGTGCTACGAAGGGTAATCTCGTTGTTTGGAGTGAAATAGGATCAGTAAATCCAGCTGTTATGTTTAGTCAGGACTATAGCTTTATTGATAGAGCACGAACAATTGCAGCTGTAAATGGTAGTCTCACTCGTGCTATCTATACAGACAGTGATGATGGTTTTACTTCTCATATTTTTGATGCTGTTCCTCCGAATGTATCT